AAGTCTGGCACGACAGTCGGACAACCGCACGCCTGCGCATCCACAATTGGCAAACCGAACCCCTCACCCACGCAGCAGTTTAGGTGGACGTCGCTGGTGTTGTACATCAGGTTCAAATAGTCGCTTCCGACCAAACCGGTGTTATAAGCGTACTGATTGACAATCGCCACCGACTTGTCCTCAATCCCATACAGCTCCATCATTCCAGGCAAATCGTCTCCGTATCCCCACAGACCTGTGACCTCAGCGTGCAGGTACATGACCGCATCCGGGTGGATGGAGTTAAACTTCTTCCACGCCTCTAATATCGCTGGGAAGTTCTTGCGCTTTCCGCTATTGGCTGACACCACATTGACCAGGAACTTGCCTGTCAAGTCCTTCTTGATAATGTCCCCGAACTGTTTCCGCAATATATCCCGGTCCACCTTGCTCTTGTACATCACCGCCGGGTCGAACGCGCATGGCACATAGAGCGGATCGGCAATCCCTGCCTCTTCAATCACCCGCTGGCCGAACTGGGTCGGAGCAATCACCCACTTGCACTCCTTCAGCGGGGCGACGTTGCGCTTCATCAACGGATCGCTGTCAGCTGGAACCCACGCGGCCCACCTGACCTTCTTAACCTCTTCTGTTCGCAATACGAATACGTCCAGCCACGACCACACGATGTCCGCTCCCCAGTTCTTAGCGTGCTCGACCACAGTGTCGTTCCCGTAGTTGCCGGGAAGCGGGCTGTGCGGGAATATCTTGATCCCGTTCCACAGCTGCACACTGGAGAACTGACCCACCGTACAGCTAATCGCCACCTCGTGTCCGGCGGCCTTCAGGGCAGCTGCCCACAGGGCAGTCTGCGTCCCGTAGCCGGAACCGATGAGCGGCGAAACTGAATGCCACAAAATCTTCATATTGTAATTCGCTTGAAAAGGTCCAGGTCTTTCTTCCGGTTGTTCAATGCAGACAGCACTGCACCCTTGTCCTGGGCTGATAGGCTGTAGCTGTAGTTGCCTATGCTCTCACTCTGCAAATTACTGTTGTACTTCGTGCTCGAAAGGACGTCCTGCAATATCTGGTGGACAAGCAACGCCAGCCCCGGAGGCAACGTCCCGTCAGAAGCGGGAGTTTCGCCAGCCGCATCCGACGGCAGTGTATAACCCGCTTTGTACCAGACAAGCACGTTCGCCGACCCTGACGGGAAGCCTGGCCCAATCCCTGTGGTCCCATCGAATCCTTCCACGATTGACCCGCCTCCAAACCCTGCCGGATCAACTGCATTGCCAAGCAACTCAATCATGTCCTCGGAAATCACCTTGACTGGTGCTGGGTTGTCGGGCAACACCAGGTCGGCTGTGTCCGGGTCCACCGCGCTCGCGCTATAGATTGGGCGGAGCATACTTGTCGGCTCGGTGTTGTAGTCCGTGCTGTTCAGCGTGACAAACCAGCCGGGTACCGCCTCAATGGCAGTCTTCAGAGTTGACAACACCTTGCTCGTCCCCACGGGCAGGTCGGTTGTCTTCACTACCCCGGCGGTGGAGATCTCGGTGAGCGACAGGTTCGTCCCGTCGAACGAGACGCTGGCCTTGCTCACAGTGGCAGAGGTGTTCTCGATGTACCCGGCGGTCTCCGTGCCAAGGAACACGTGATAAAGAGACAAGATCGGCCACTGCTCCAGCCGCAGGATCGGACTGCCCGTCCCGTCCACCCAGCTGAGGTAGGTGGTCACAGTCAGGTCCCGCTTCAGGTACTGCGCGATCTGGTCGGAGACTTGGGTGATCAAAGCAGTCGTGAGGGCGTCCTGGGTGGTCCCAGTTGTCCCTGTAAACTGCTTAAACCGCGTTAATGTAGTTAAAAGCATATCCCCTTACCCCTTTACACACGCAAGACACGTCCTGGTTCGTCCTACAACGCGTCGAAATGCCTCAGCCATAACCTTTACAGCCCCCACCCCTTGCGACCTGTCCTGGACCGCTTTCATCTCTGGCGGGCTGGTCACCATCTTGTTGTATTTGGACTCTTTTATCACTGGGTGATCTCAATGGTTACGGGCTTGCCCGGCACGATGTTCTCCCGACGCATCTTGCGCCCGTCGTTGAACAGCACTACGTTCCTCAAGATACGGATTGCCATGTAGGAAGGGAACTTGTCGAACGTCACAGAGAAGTCTGTGTCTTTCACTTCTACCGGTTTCACTGGGCGAGCCGGAGTCTCGGCAGGCAATGCCGCTTCCTGTTCCTCAGCTTGACCCTCTTCGACTTGTTCCGTGGTGGCCACCGGTTCCGTTTCTTCCGCATGTCTTTTTATCTCTCGCTTTGCCATGACCGTTCTCCTTATTTCATATACAGGATCACTGACCCTGTCTTGTTGCTGCCCGCGACCGCGACCCCAAGCGTCAACAGATCGTTCACCACAATCGGCACCACGTTGGTCGTGACGCTGTCGGTGATCTTGATCCCCGGCACCACGCTGGATACTGCGCTCGTGGAAACGCCCGCGCCCAAACCCGCCAGCACATCCACGCCAGAAGTATCCTTCAGCGTCAAGCTGTAGGTCGCTCCGGTGGAGGTCCCGTTCAACGACACGCGGGCAATCTCACCCCGCACGTAGAACGTGGTCGCCTGACTCACGATCCCGTTGGTCGAGGCCGTCCATGCCAGCGTGTATTTATTGGCATAGCCGGAAGTCGCCTTGGTCTCAACAACTGTGCCCTCGGCGAGGACGAGACCTGCCAGCCCCGCAATCGTAAAGCATAAAATCTTTTGCACGAATCTCCTTCCTCGCCGGGGCTGTGGCCGGATTGCCGACAGCCCCGTTGAGCTTCAAGTTACTGATTCCGCTGAACAGTGCCGATAAACGTAATGATGTTTGTCGTACCATTAAGGTCCAGGTTTGTGACAATGCACAACCCGCCACCAGCTGCATTAGTCAATGCCGCTATCGGGATGTTACCCCCAATGCTCGAACCGCCAGTCGTTAACGCATTGGTGATGCGAGCGACCGCAATGTTGCCCGTAAGGTTGGCCGCCAAGGTACCGGTAACTAACGCATTAGTTATTGCCGCAAGAGGAACATTGCCGCCAACGCTCGCCCCGCCGGTTGTCAGCGCATTCGTGATGGAAGCAACAAGAATGTTCCCTCCAATCGTCGAACCGGCTGTCGCCATCGCGTTAGTGACTCGCGCAAGAGCAAGATTGCCACTTGCAATGTTTCCCGCTGCTCCGTTCGTGGCCGCAGCATAATCTACCGCAGGAAGAACCATACCTTCGGCCAGTACGTTCGTGATCGCTGTCGAGTTGAGAATGGCCCCACCCTCAATGTACAGATAAGTCACGCCGTTCGTGGTCATCACCAGGTTTGTAATCCCTGAGGACGGCGCATACCAAATCAGGTTCCCTTGATTGCCGGGACCGGAGTACTTCAGCTCCACGTTCGCAGCACCCAAGGAGACCACGACCAGGGCGAGCACCGCCATACTTGTCATAATCTTCTTCATCATATCAATCCTCCAAGTCCCATCAGGGTGGGCCAGGTTCGATCCCAGCCCACCCGTCAAGGTTGTTTCCGTTAGGTGTTCACCGAGGGCATGTCTTCCGCGCCGAGAGCAGCGCGAGGTTCATACAACTCGTATACGCACGCGATGTGCGTACAGTTCGTCACTGCCGTGCAGTTCAAGCGAACGTAGATATTCTCCGACCCATGCGTATCCGAGTCAAGCATATCGGCCTTGACCTCGAATATGTACAGGCTTGTCGCCGTTGCCGCACCAGCTGTGGTCAGCGTGGCGGCTTCAACGCGGGTCAGCGCGTCATTGGCCGCAGTGTCCCCACTGATGGTGTCACACTTCCAGTATTCCGTGAACGCCAGCGCCGTGCTGACGGTGGTGGAAGTGCCCTGCTTGAGGGTCACCGTGCCATCCGCGCCCGCGCCGTTGGTTGTCACGAACAGCATAATCCGGCAGCGGTTATACTTGCTCATGTTGACGCCTTTGGTGGCCGTATCAAGGGCACCAGTCTCCATCGGGTCACGCATCACAATCTTCGTGTTCTCTGTCAATCTCATTTTCAATTCTCCTTATAGGTTATGAGATGTTTTTGTTTCGTATCGTTTACGCGTCGAGCTTGACCACCGGGTGGCTCGTATTACCATTGACCGGGGTCTGAGCGATGACTGTCTCGTTCTGACCGTCGATGTACTTGGTGATGCGGAACGCCGTCTGGCCGTAGTCGAACTTCAGGTGGATCGACTGAGCGATCTCGGCACCGGCCTGGTCGTCGGCGATCAGGTAGTCCGAGAAGTCAATCAGGTTGATACAGCCTGCCGTGCCGAGCGCCGGGACTTTCTCAGTCCAAATGATCGGATAGCCCCACAGCTTCTGGCCGGGAGCGTCGCCTACGTTATTCGTGAACACGGGAGCGCCACCTGCGCCAGCCGTGATGTTGAACAAGGGCAACTGCGGGAACACCGTGCGGTTCATAACCCAGGCGATGGAAGATTCTTTCCGAACCTTCAACCGGGCGTACATGGCCGTGCTGTTCTCGAGGATGAACGTGCTCGCATCCTGGTTGGTTTCCTTTGCAATGGCAATCAGTCCGGGAGCATTCAGAATGCCCAGGGGCTGTCCGCCACCCTTGCCGACCAAGAACACGAGGTCTTCCTTGAACCCGATGGCTTCCCCGAACTTCGGGATGAGCCAGGAGCCCAGCGTTACCGGCGACCACTTGATCCACTCCTCGGAGGCGTAGCCCATAGCCGTCATCTTTTTCAGCTTCAGCTCGAGCCGAGCCAACTTGATCTTGCTCGACGTGGACTGCGCCAACTCATCGTCGAAGTAGACGTGTATGCCGCCATACACCAGTCCACTGGCGTGCGTGTCGTCGCGCAGGTACGGGAGCTGCAGGAGCTGGGTGCTCATGGTGACGTGGCTTGCGCGAGGACGCACGATGGCGTTCTCGAGGGCCGAGTTCTGGAGCATCATGCTGGCTGCGCTGAATATCATATAGCCACCGTCCTGGTCGCTACTGACAACCATGCCGTCGCCTGCCGCCTTGGTGATCATCGCTTTGGAACGGGCTGCGCACTTGGTCAGGATTTCGCTCTCGCGTCCCTGGGCCGCACGCATGACGTCCACCGCGAACCGGCCGAACGCGAAGTTGACCTCGTCCTTCGACAGGTCCTTCTGGCTCTTCGTGTTGCCCGGCAGGTAGCCGAACGTCGGGTCGTCGTCGGAACGATCCTTTACGCTGATGTGAATCATCTTGCTGGTGTCGCTGGCCATCTCCTTCAGCTTCTTTTCCACCGCTTCCACAGCCGCGTCCGTAGCCTTGGTGATCATGCCCTTCTGAACCGCGGCGAAGTCTTCGGCTTTGGTATCCGTATACTCCACACCAGCCTGGTCGGCGATGATCGAAGCGAATGTTTTTTCATCCACTTCCAAGACCGTGTCTACGACATGGCCGTTCCACGATTTAGTAATCTTGATCTTCTTCATTGTCTCTGTCTCCTCTGTTGGGGCTACATTTCCGTGCCCCTGTTTCTTGTTGCATTGACCCCGGTTCATCACCCCCTGCTCATCGCGTCGGGATAGACACACCATAGATCGTTTGTTACATTATTTTGCCGGTTCTCCTGCTGAGAGCCTTCTCCACCGCGTCCCCAACCCGCTGGGCGATCTCGCTGCTTGACGGCGGGACGAACAGCACCTTCACGCTCGGGGCGGGGCGGACGACTTTGATTTCGGTGATGGCCTTTTCCTCTTTCTTCGCAGGACGCATCTTACCTGTGCAATCTGTTTCCTCGCAGGCAGACCCTGGAGCACAATCAGCTTCCGCACCACACCCATCACAGGTGCAAGGAATACCTACAGCTTTTTGCTTCTTGTCCGCCACCATCGTCCCGTCGCAGTCCGACTCCTGGCAGGTCGAGCCGGGGGCGCAGTCGGCCTCGGCACCACACTCGTCGCAGGTGCAGGGGAGGGAGGCGGCTTTGAGTGACTTCTCTCCCACTTCATCCAACAGCGCATCGGCTTCCTCCAAGACACTTTCCGCCATAGCCAAATCCGAACGATATTCTTCTGCTCGATTAGAGTTTTGATTGGCGATAGATATAGCCCGCATCGTCTCGCGGACTTCTGCCGCTTTGTCCCGCAAACCACGAATGGCTTCCGAACTGACCTTGACGTCATTCCTGATATTGTTTTGGAATCGTCCAAGTTTGGAACCCAGTGAGTCTATCTCAAGGCGAGTTCTGATTGCCGTATGCTCCCGTTCCTGTTGCGCTTCCGGAGACTTATTAGGATCGGTACCACTGCTTCCGCCGCCCGTATGCTGATTCCCGTGGAACTCGTGTCCGGGAACATCCCCCTTACTGACCACCCTAACCTCAATCGCCTTCTCCTTGCCCTTGACCTTCATCGCGCCGGTCTTGCACTCGGGGCACTTGCTGCCAACCACCGTGTCCGCCACATACCCACACTCGTCACAGGAACACGGGACCGGCTCGGCTGCCGCCTTGGTGACCAGGATGCCGTCCTTCATCTCCCACCCGAGCTGTTTGGCGATTGTCCCCTCGATCTTCATGGCCTTGCACACGCTGATCATCTCGGCGTCGGCGTTGCACGGAACTGAAACGAACGAATGTTCCAACAAGACGCCGCCGGTAATGATCCGGCTGATGGACTTCTCCGCCTTATCCTTGCTGAACTCAGGCCAGTTGGATTGCAACCCGTTGGCCACGTGGTCCCAGTCCCGCGCCCCCGGCTTAGTGAAGCTCGTGGGTAGGAAGCCGATGGAGGATGCCTTGAGGTGGCCGTCACGGACAAGAATCCACACGGTGTCGGCCAGAGTTCCGGGTCCAGTGTCTGCATGTGAAGTCAAACTTTTTATGCCATAGCTGTCCGATTCGATCCACTCATCAGACCCTATCGGCAACAGACTGTAGTTATGATTTACCAAAACATGAGAGTAGCGGCGGAACTCTTTCAGGTCAATAGACTCGGGGATAACGATCTCGTCATCTCGGTCCTGAGTACGAGCTGAAACATATTTCAAGCTCTGGCGAGACTTCGGGTCCAGTTGATTTACCTTGGCTTTTTCACTATGGGTATGCCGATGCAATTCCATGGCATCTGTTTTAACCCCAGCATCTTTGGACACCCGTTGAATAGCATCCTTCAGCCAAGGGGGACAATGCTCGACCATCTCTTCAACTTTAAGACATGTTTTCATGCTTACGATTCCTCTGTGTTTGTTGACTCATCCAGCTCTGCAATTAAGGTGCAGCGGCAATTATGTACAACCATCCCTTTGGCTATGTAGCTTTCGTCCTCGGCCACAGACAAGTTGTAGACCGTTCGGTCTTTTACTTGGCTATAGTCCACGCTGAGCACAGGGGTGTTGACAAATCCCTGACTTCCTGCAACCGAAACCTTGTCCCCTACCTTAACGTCCTTTGCGGCAACCCACTTCCAGTTAGTCAATCCAACAAGGACCGGGTGGTCTTCGGTGACTGTAACCCAGGCAACGCCCCCGAACCGGATCTTAACCACCTTCCCCGTATACGCGTGCTTAAAAGTCTTGGTTACTTTCCTGAACCTGCCCCTATGAGTAAGAACGCGGTCACCTTCCTTCACGTCCTTGATCTTCTTCAGTCCAGCAAAAGTGGTTATCGGCGTGTCCTCATACACAATGCAGTTCGGATGGAGGGGAGGCCCATTCACGTCGCTGTAATCCTGGATCATGCTGATCTCCTGGTCCTTCCAGTCCACCGTCTGCTCCTCACCTTGGTCGAAGAACGTGTCCTCCAGCTCCACCACCGTGCCATCCATCTCCCGACAGAACGGGCAGGCATCACCTGCAGCCACCCACACCTTCCGACTGACCACCCCAGTGGACTTCCACGCCTCGATGTGCCCCTCGGTGAAGGCCCGCGCCGTCTCGGTTCTCGCGATCATCTCGCTACGCCACCCCTCGACCCACTCGTCAGACAGCATGGAAATCCTGTCCGCTAATTGGCTGATGGTCTCCCCGTTCTCCATCCCGTCCATCAACTCGTCCCGCAGGGCGTCGGCGGTGGTCTGGTCGATCCCCTGGGCGAACCTGAACATCTCCCGCTCCAGGGCGTCCAGCACCTCCGGATCCTCGATCCAGTCGGGGATGACGATGGAGGGGGAGGCTTTGAGGGATTTTGCACTCTTTCCTTTTCCAAACCGTTCTGACAAAGATAAAATTCTACCAGATGGGTCCTTGATGATTGGGGCGTCCAGTGAGACTTCCTTTTGCCAGTTGGGAATCTCTTTTTCGGGAAGTTCTTCCCCATCAAAAGCAAGATAAGTATCCTCGTCTCCTACTATATCGCGGAGGGGAATCTCTCGAATTACTCGAGCGCTTCCGGCTTCAAGTAAGGCTTCCTCGTCCGACCCAACATCAGCCATATACTTCCCGGCGATCTCATACGCCTTTCTTCCTCCCGAGTCTGGTTGCAGGGTATCTTCTGTGCCTACTCCACGAATGACATATTTTCCAGTTTCGGGGTCGTGCCAAGCAAGGTAAGAAGATACTCCCTTTTCGTTTCCTGTTCGTTCTGTCCCTCGATATTGTCCAGACACCCCTTCAGGAGGTAAACCAAAACGAACG